AATCTGTGATTGTGTTCTGAACTACATTTTCATTTGGTGATACCAATACATTGAAAGGCCCTGGGTGTGAAGTTAGTCTATGTCCATACTTTGTTGCTAAGTTTCCACAATCTTGTAGTATGTTTTTAATCTTATCAATGTTTGGAAAGTTATTCCAATCTTGATAATACTCAGAAGCCCAAGGAAACATTTCAGATGATAAACGAAAGAACTTAATATTGTTTTGTTCGTTCCACTCTATAATAGAATATAAGTCTGTTACATTTTGTAATACTAATTCTGATGTATACTCCAAACCTTTCTCTTGGAAAGTTCTTTTAATCATTGTTCTATTCGTGGTAATTCTATCATCACCTTTACGAGAGTTCAATTCTGTGTTGATACATGCGTAACCTAAATTCATACTTATAATATAACCTATTTATTTTCGTTTGTCAAGAGCTTTTTTAAATAAACTTTTATTTGTAACCCAGCCACATAAACATTTGGTTCTAATGATACACCAATCGCATAAGATATTGGTAAAAAAGCTACAACAAATGGTATCCACCAAAATAAATATGCAAGTAAATATACTACATACATAATAAATAATGTTGGAATAAAACCAATTGTTATAAATTTAAAGTCTTCTTGTTTTACATTTAATTTCATATTAACCTCTTTCTACTATTTCTTTAATTTCTGATAAAGAATTAATTCTGTGTTTAGATTCAACATCTTGATTATAACTTCTGTTAAATATAATAAAATTATCTTTATCTTCTCTGTTCTCTACCCAATACTTATGATTAACTGGGGAATCATCAATCAAATAATCTATATCTTCTATCCACTTATGTTTACCTCTTGCGAAAATAACTTGATTTGGATTCATAGTATATTTACCTAACCAAGACAAAGTGTAATGTCTGTTCTGTTGTATTTGAGAAGTTACAATTATTAACTCGTGTCCTTCTCTTTCTGCCCACTTTTCAAGCATCCAAAAGGTTGGAACTGCTTCACTAAATGGAAGTGCTTCTTGAAAACATTGTTTAGAAAATTTTTCTTTATAGATTTCTTTCACCTCTTCGCGTGATAAACCTATGATGTCATTTTCAAACTTCCAAGTTGAAATCATTTCTGGTATTGTAGCGTTTGGATATTCTTGTCCAACAACTCCTTTAAATGCTGTTACAAAATCTCTTAATACTCCATCTACATCTATTCCTATTCTCATTTATCTCTCCCCATATAAGTCAAATGTTTCTATTACTGGTTCCACCTCTACCCCGTCATCAATCATTATTACACCTTTTTTAGCATCAATGTGAAAATCTGATACCTTATGTTGTAAATAAATTGAATTAAGTGCGTCTGTTAAAGATGTAAACAATACATCTGAACCTTTTACTCTCCACCTATCTCCTGGTGGTTGTCTGTGTGCTATCTCTTGTTGTGCCATAATCTACTCCACTAAGTTTGTTACTTGAATTAATA